GGGACAATAATATCATCCCCGTAGACGCTGACCTCACCTTTTATTTGCAGGTGATCTACCACAGCTTGACTAAGCGCATAAAAAATAAGCGATTCTAATTCAAAAGTGTAAGCATTTCCCATGGAAGAGAAAAGCTGAAGCTTACGAATAGTTTTGTCAGGCATAACCACTTCGTCTGTCCTAAATAATTCTAGGAGAGCAAACCAAGCAGGAGGTATTAACTTCAACACAAGACCGTAGCAAATCGTATTTGAGGCATTCTCGATGTCGATAGTACAGTACGTACCATCACGAGAACCGAAATACGCAAGCTTCTGATTTCGCGTTTGATCACGCAAATTTATGCCGGCAGATCTTAACTTATCACGAATTTTAGAACCAATCCCTTTTTGGCCAAAACCATTGAGGATTGTTTCCGTGATTATAGTTCTAAGTATCTTCCAGCTTTTTGCAACCATACCGAAGCGGCCGGGGGCTACATGCACACAAGATAAATGTGCTGCATCCCAATGCGGGAATTCTGCTAAAAATTCCCACACACGGTCGTATAGGTTAGTTGAACACTCTAGACTTGATGAGAACTTAATGCGTGCATTAGCCTCATCTAATTTAGTACTCGTGTTTACTCCAGGTCCAAACGCATATTCTAGCGATGAGAGGTCTGGGCATTCCCCTAATATGGTATCGATAATTCTTTGAGCACGATGGAGTATCGGCTCAAACCCTTGGAAGGGGATATCATGTAGGAACTTCCAGTTCATCACCATGCAATGACGTTCGGTCTTTAAAAAGCCGTCGATGCAATTTTGACGTTTGTCCACACCGCTAATCTTCAAATTCTCGTTTTTGGAAAACAGAGCTTGAATTTGGCGGGCATACATAACGTCGAGAAAGCTACTGTCGTGAAGTCCTGCAACTTGTTGGTAGTCAAATTTATACTCTAGAATTCCGAGTATATCTTTAGCATCAAACTTTGCTAACATATCACGACAGATTGGTCCATTGCTGGATAAATCAACGCATTTCTGGATTATTGTCCGGTGGAAATTAAAGGAGATTCCAGGGGGCAAGATGGAAATGTAATCCATAATATTAACCTATAGGTAAATAATAAAGGGAGGCAACAACCACCCAATGGCCTAACTGGCGAATGCTTAGTTAGGGACTACAAGTGCAGTAAATAAACCAACACCCGGTAAAACAGACGCTGAAAAAGCTGCGCCTGCGGATGCTTGGTTTAATATACCTGTGGCAGTCGTTGCTGACGCCCCTTGAGCTACACCCAGGGTGAGCTTCAAGGCGTTAGAACGGTCTGCGATGGTAGATCTACGATCTGCAAACTGCGTAATAATCGTAGTATCAACGTAGGCCACTTTTGGTGGCGCTACGTAACCTGCGCTTGTTCCACTTGCACCCAAAGTCTCCATCACTGGTACTTCGAGTTTTAAAGTGTTTTTCCACGACCCATTTTTTAATTGTTGAGACGACATCCACAACCGCATTTGACCTTCCAATGGAACGTTCGCAATCTGCGTACGCCAAAAGGAGATCGGTGTATCGGTTACTGGGATAAATGTGTACTCAATAGGGGTAGCGGCATCATCCTTAACAAGGAGATTTGTCATAGCTGGCATAAAAGCCTCCGTTTGATAAATGTATCAGTTAAAGTTAAAATAAAAGACGTAACAGCGCAATCCCATTTGCAACGTGCAAAGGGGACATTGCGTCCGGCAGCGATTTAAAAGACGGCATAACAGCCGCCAGTTTAGTCGTAATGATACGATCTATGTAGAGTGTTTCGGTACGCGCAGAAGCCCCATTATACGACGGAAAAGTCGCAGGGGGCCCGACGAACTTAGATACGCCAGGAACGACAGTAAGTAGTCGTGCAGAACCGTCCTTTTAGATTCGGGATGGTATTAAGGTTCTCTAAATAAGTTCCAATAGGGATAAACCAATCGGCTACGAATGAGAATGGGAGAAGCTCCCATGCCAAACTCGCCGGATCGAGTAGACCCAAGCTACGCTGAACGCTAATATTCTCAGACATTTCATATATGATAGACTTTGACGCATGATATTTCATGATCAAACTATAATTAGAAGGTGACTGGGAGATGTTATGTTCTTTCTCTACAAAGTTAGAAACACGTAATGATGTAGTCCGAGGACGGTTAGAGAGCTTTTCAAATGCTCTGGCCGACTCATAAACATCAGATAATAACGGTTTCCAACCATACTGCAACTCAAGCCAACGTTGCGCAATTGTCCGTCCGGTTAGACCGGAAGGGGCAGCATGACCCGAG